CTCCATCAATACCGTCACCAACAGGTTTTCCTATAATCTGACTATATTGTTTAGTGCTGACTACACCTACTGTATTGTTGCCCGGGAAATTATATTGATCTTGGGCATTTTTTTCTGGCACATTGAATATCACAGTTCCTGATTCTGCACCGTTACCTTCTACGCCAAAGACATTACGTACATTAAGGTTTTCTTGTGATGCGCTATATCCGCTAGTTCCTGGTTCGCCTTGTATGTAAAACCCTTCAGGTGCTTGGAAAGTATATGTACCACCGCGCAATAATACCAATCCAGGATTATTTGTTGCTTCTGCGCTGCCTAATGCTTTGATGCTATATGAACTTGATTCTGCTGTTACTATAAAATCATCCGTATTATAAACGGTGCTTGCAGTGACACGGACAGCAGGAGGTCCGGTTGGTATCCAATAGTATTGGTTATAGTTAATGATCTTGTCGAGGTCTGTGAAACTGTCCCAACTATAAAATTGGCTGCTAAACAGACTGCTATTATTTTTTGTGATTGATCCTTGCTGTTGTAATGCATCTAATATGCCGGGATAACTAATGAAATCTTTAGCAGTTGTCTCATTATTTTTTAAGAATACAACACCAGGATCTAATTGATAATCTTTACGAACCTTATTTGGTTCTGTTACATAGTAGTCTTTAGCATCTACGCCATAACCTATCTTACTACCGATAAAACCTTGTATCTTTTTAGTAACTGGGGGATTGACTAATTGGTCAAGAGTTGCTCCAAGAAACTGACTGTTAGTTTCAGTCTGGAATATCTGTGGTAAAAATTCAAGTGTTCTTATTCTAGTCATTTTATGCTACTTGCAATTGGTCAGGTGTCAATGCTGCGATAACTCTGATATCATTTGCGGTTGCTGCATTTACAAAAATCTCAAATGGTTTGCATTTTATTTCATACAATGTTCCAAAAGGCTCTGTTGGGTTATTAGGTACAAGCACAGCAGAACTGATGATGTCACCTAATTCATTATGTAAGTATGCGCTTAATTCGCTAAAGAAGAATGTATCGCCGAAATTCCAATTATCTATATTAAAATAATTATTCATCGCCGTTAACACCGCACTCTTGATATCACTGTCACTAGCAGTAGTATCGCTGGTCTTGATGACTTTGATAGTGCCGCGTAATGCGCTCTGTGCTTTAGGACCAAATAATGGCTTGAACACTACGCTATTTAATACTACAGAATCACTCAACATTTTATAATCTTGCAATTGTCCATACTCTGCACTTAGTTCATTGATAGTTGGTCTACTTGGTAAAGGCACAGTGTTTGAAGTATCTTGTATATAATTTTGATATGCTGTGTAATAAGCCTGTGTGACAACATACAAATCGATTATGTTCGTAGTTGCAGGATCTATGCGTGTTGTGTTGTTGCTATTATGTCTATATAGATAATTCAAACCTTGACGACCTGGCTTGACTGAATAACTTGTTTGCTCTACTAATGTATAACTTGTTTGTGTGACTGTGGTATCTTGTACAGTCTTATAAAATTTATTATCTGTAGTAGCATAGTACAACTGACCTACAGGATAATCATATTTGATTACTTCGATTTGGCTCTTGATAGCGTAACTATAGATAACATCTGTGCTAGGAACGATTTGCTCTCTAGTCAAATTGATAGCATCTTGTATAGTTTCAAAAAACACATATTTACCTGTGTTTGCTGCGCCCGGTACGACACCTGTGATCTCTGTAAAGAAATCAGGATTGATTATAAGCGAGTTATTATTGACATCAGTGCTTGCTACTTCAACTTCAAAGTCATTAACATAACCGTCACTCTGTACAGTTTGTCCTATAATGCTGATAGGTATATCATTGCTCAATGGCGTTGTACTATTTGGTTGTGTGTTTAATGCTAATACATTGATAAAATCTTGTAGAATCTTGCCAGAATAAGGATCATATACTAATTCATTTAATGCATAAGTGAATCTTGTCTCATCTACGCTACCGAAATAATAACGCAATGATCTATATTGTATCGCATATGTATTGTCTGCTATATTATTGAAATACACAAACCAATCATTATGTTCACCCAATTCGATTGACCAGCGACCGTTGTCGATTCTGCTGTTGTTGTATACCAAACTAAAATCTTGTTGTAGTTCGATTCGTAGTATAGCCTCTTGTATTAAACTTACAGGTAGACTATTATCCCAAGCAGGTATCACTGTGCTTAATATAGCACCATCAGGCACATAACCGTTTAATACTACAGGACCTACGCCATTACTAAAATTACCTTGTCCTGTATTGCTACCATCACCGTTAACATTTAATACTGTAGTCCAGATATATGATTTGTTTGTTGAACTTGATACTGTAGTTAATCTGTTGTTCTGATCGAAACTATAACCTATAGGTGCTACGAATTTACATAAAGCACCTTTGCTAATATATTTTCTGTTAGTGTCGGTGTTTGCACCCAACATAACAGGTGTTTCTATAGTATTATCCAATATGTAGAAATAACCATTTACAGTATTTCCATTCACATTGCTTGTGTTGAAATATGTGGCGTTGATTCCTGTATTGAAATTATAACGGTTATACACAGTTTGTGTTGTGTCGGCAGTTTCATTGATGTAATATTGTATAGTTCTATTGTCAGACAATATCGCTGCCAATGTTTGGCTAAAGAATGAAATAACACTGCTAGAATTTAATACATTTAAATTCACAAAACCTAAATCACTATTTTGCCATAATCCACCGTCGCTGCCTAAATTATTAAGACTAGAATATTTTCCAGTTGGATCTAGTAGATCGAGGTTCTTGCTAACACCAATACTACTGCGATTTACAGCCTTAGATTTGATAATCGATGAATACAATGTAAATGGAAAGTTGTTATAGTCTTCTCCATTTACCATGCGATTCTGTGTGTAATATCTTGTAGGTGCTCTTTGCTTGATGCTTGCGATACTTTCACGGGCTTGTGCATTGCTTACAGGTTGTGTCAATGACAGACCTAGTGTAAGTGTTTCACTGCGTCCAGTGCGGCTGATATAAGTGAATGCAACGCTGATGCCCTGCATCTCATTGATATCAATAGTATATGTCACTCCATTGCTAGCACGAACATATGAACGGAATGTGCCTACTGGAATGTTACTGAATACTCCATCACCAAACACATAAGTTACTTGGTCATTGAATCTTGAGTTTACGCTAAAGATATTTTTCTTGCTAGTCTCAGTTTGTAGGTATGCGTCAGCATATACATTATCGACCTTTTCCCAAACTAATCTAGTATTGTTATTGACATCCAATTGATATAACCAAGTGTCAGTATTATTGATACCTTCAATATTGATATCTACTGCTTGGTTACTAATCTGTTGTTCTAAAACGAAATCGTAATTGTTTAATACGCCTTGTTTGAAATAAACGAAATAGCCTGTGTTGCCGCTAGCAAAACCCAACCTATCATTCTTGTATAAGAAATTAAACTTGCCTGTTGGTGCAGGAGGTATCTCATATAGATAATCTTCATCAACGCTAGTCACGCTGACCAATTCAAAATTCATCGTAGTACCATCTACAGTGCTAGTAAAAGGCACTATAGGCAAACTTCCATCAGGAATCTGCATACTATATTCTGCTGTAGTCACACCCAAGATGTCTGATACATTACCGGGACGGCCTATTCTTTGTGAACTGATCAATGTGGCATTCAATATAGTATTGAATTGTTCAAACCAACTTGGGTTAGCGGGGTCATTCCATAATATAGGAAGATTGCTTAGATTCACACCATTGAAGTCAGTGATATCTTGGCTAGTCTGTATGCTTGTTATTTTTAATGTACCCTCAGAGCAGATATTGCGTTTTGGGGTATAACTGACTAGATTGGCTAACTTGATGACGCTATCACGGCGCTCGGCTGTGTCTATAAAGTTTTCTCTAGCGTTCAAGTCATTTCTAAAAGCAAGACCTTGGCCCATGAATGCCATGACATCAAGCAATGCTATGAATTCGCTGCTCTCAATATAGTCATTAAATGTTTCAGGATAATAGACACGCAGGTAATCTATGAAACTCTTGCGTAGTGTCTCATAATCGTAACTTCGGAAATCGACCTCACGAAAGGTTTGGTAGATCGCTTTCCAATCATTTACTCCGAATAGTGCTGCTTGTCTAGAACTTTTAGCCATAATTAATCTCTGATTTGATTATTTATCAAATCCTAAAACCGAGGTTTTTAAGATTATTGTACAGCGGCTTGATTAGTAGTGCTGTCGAGAAAAACACTGAGCATAGTCGCTTCATTGAACGGTTGAATCGCTAATTCTACTTCTAGTAGTATACCATTCTCCTGCGGATATGCTTTTACATAGTTTAGTACTACTCTAGGGTCGAGGCTGATGATTCTTGTTATCTCATTTTCGAGACTAAACTGCACATCGGGTGTGTTTGGTTCGAAAACAAAGTTCCATAATGTAGTACCATAACCAGGTTGTCCTACTTTCTCACCCTATCGTATCTTTAATGCGTTTACGATATCTTGTACTACGAGGTTTTCATCAGTTAATTTAAACTTTTTACCGGGGTATATAGGATTTGTGATCGACCCTACACCGCCGTCAATACCCGGAGGTGCATTAGTAGTCTTTGGTTTATTAGCATTCTGTGTGCTGAATCCGGTATATTGTGCCATAATGATATTTATAGTTAGAAATTATGCGTTTCCTTTGATCACCCTTGTAGTAATAGAACTTACTGTGGTATTACTAGTAGTCGCAGTGTTGGTTGATGTAGTAGCATTACCATATATAGCAAGTGCTACTGCAGGATATTGCTCATTGAGTTTAACAATCTTATCTTGCGCACCGGTATATTCTGCTATGGCTGCATCATATGCTGCTTTCGCTATGTCAATCTGCGGATCTCCTGCAGGTAAATTCTGTTGTGCCTTGAGATATTTGTCTAACTCACTTATCATTTTAGACTCAGCCTTGTTAGATGCTATCAATAACTTACCTTGCTCAAGGATATATTCGACTTTTTCATTTTCAAAGTCGGCTATTTTAGATTTTGCTGCTTCATCGACTTCGCCGAACTTAGGCGCAGGTATAGCAGGATCGCCTAACTGGCTTGTTATCGCTCCTGATATACTGCTTCTATCTGTAGTGTTTAATGCAATGCTAGGCACTTTAATTCCTGAACCTGCACTTGCTATACTACCCAATGCGCTTTGCAACTGTGCCGCTGCACCTGCAGGTAATCCAGATGATACCAATGAAGTTAGTGAATCTGCGCTTCCCTTTGCTTTTGCTAATAGATCATTAGCCTTACCTGCTAATCCACCTGCTAAGTTATTGAGTTTATCTGTTGCCGCACCTGTTATAGCAGACTTAAGATCACCTACTCCGGGTATTGTTGGTAACCCGCCCTTAGCAAGATTGGTTATGCTTGATACTGCACCTTGACCTCCCGGCAAGTTACTTAATCCGCTAGCAACTGTTGAAGCGACCGCTGCGACACCTCCGCCTGTCACGGCTGCGGCTGAACTCAATGCTGATGAGCCGCCGGCTACCGAGCCTGCAAATGCTGTTGCGACTGTTTGTGCTGATTTGCCTGCGCTTGTTAATAAGTCTTTACCTGCACTAGTCAATGAACCCAATGATGATGAACCAGGAACTCCTGCTGCTTTTACCAAACTGTCTGCTACGCTAC